ATCTAATAAAGTGTTACAACACATAGATAAGCTTGATGAATCTATGACTGAGTTTAAAAACAAACTACAAGAGAAATACGGACCAATAAACGTAAATCTTGCTAACGGTGAATATGAAGTTATAGAAGCAGAAGAAGAAGCTGTTGTAGAGGATGTAAAATAATATGAAAAGTATTATAAGAAAGATCAGCATCGGAGCCGACTATAAAAACGAAGCGATGCACTATGCTATTAAGCAGACAGTATATGGCGGCCACGAGATATCTCACATACTATTTGAAGAGTCTGATAATTCTTATAATATATTTATAAAAAAAGACAACGAGGTTATGCCGTGGAAGAAGTTCAATTCTAACATGGCTATATCCGTTGAGTATGACTTAGAATATTAATGAAGAGCATATACGATTTTATCATAAAGCCATTAGGCAAACGTTATGATAATGAGGTTAAGGTTGGAGAACAAACCCTTATTACAAATAGTTCTATAGAAAGCTTCAAACATGTTAATAATATTGCGGTTGTAGTGGAAACACCAACGGCATTTGCAACACCTATAAAAAGGGGTGATATAATAATAGTACATCACAACGTGTTTCGTGTTTTCTATGATGTGAAAGGAATTAAAAAGAATAGTAGATCGTTTCTAAAAGACGATAACTTCTTATGCAGTGTAGACCAAATATATTTATACAAGAGAGATGACCTTAAATGGAAATCTTTTGGAGATAGATGCTTTGTAGCTCCTGTAAAAAATAAGGATCATTTAAGGTCTGAAAAAGAAGCTAGCCTTATTGGTATGCTAAAGATAGGTAATAGTTCATTAGAAGCTCTTAATATAGCTGTAGGGGACTTGGTTGGGTTTACACCAAACAGTGAATGGGAGTTTGTTGTTGATAACCAGATTATGTATTGTATGAAATCAAATGATATTGTTATAAAGTATGGACTCGATAGAAACGAAGAAGAATATAATAAAAGCTGGTCGGACAGCTATTGAAGAATTGATAAAGGTAGCAAAAGAAAAAATCGTAGACTCAGGTGAAGATATCACTGCCGACAGACTCAAAAATGCTGCTGCTACTAAAAAGTTAGCAATATTTGATGCTTTCGAAATTCTAAGTAGGATAGAAGAAGAAGAGAAGTTTATCAATCAATCTGAAGACAAGACAGAACAAAAGAAATTTAAAGGCTTTGCAGAGGGGAGATCCAAATAATGTATAAGCAATTTTTATATAAAATAGTAGATGATCATATAAGACCATCGGTTATAAAGAAAAAGAATCGATACAACAAATGGGTGTACGGTTATAATGCTGAATATGACGTAGTTATAATTAGTAAGACCGGAAAGATAGGTAAGATATACGAAATAAGCGGTTTAGTCATAGCTTTACCTTTAGAGGAAAAAGCGGTAAATATGGGTGATAACTGTTGGAAGGCCGCAGAATATCCAAAAGAATTAAACAAAATAAAGAGCGTTCTAGATTGGGAAGCATACCCAGATGAATTTAAGCGCAGACACCACGATTATATTGATACTGAATTTGATCGCAGAGACAATGGATTTTGGTTTTTAAATAATAAAACACCCACATACATAACAGGTACACACTACATGTACTTACAATGGTCAAAGATTGATGTTGGTGAAGCAGACTTTAGAGAATCTAATAGATTATTCTATATATTTTGGGAAGCCTGTAAAGCAGATAAAAGATGTTATGGAATGTCCTACCTTAAAAATAGACGTTCTGGTTTTTCATTTATGGCTTCAGGAGAAGTAGTTAACTTAGCTACAATATCATCAGATGCAAGATTTGGTATATTATCAAAGACGGGACCAGATGCTAAAAAAATGTTTACAGATAAGGTCGTACCTATATCTATTAACTATCCTTTCTTCTTTAGTCCTATTCAGGATGGTATGGATAGACCTAAAACAGAATTAGCTTATAGAATACCTGCATCTAAACTTACAAGACGTAAATTAGATTCAAATGAACAAGTAGAAGAACTCACTGGATTAGATACTACTATTGACTGGAAGAACACAGGAGATAACTCCTATGATGGTGAGAAATTAAAATTATTAGTGCATGATGAAAGCGGAAAGTGGGAAAGGCCTACTAACATCCTTAACAACTGGCGAGTTACGAAGACTTGTTTAAGACTAGGTAGCAGAATCATCGGAAAATGCATGATGGGGTCTACATCGAATGCTTTAGATAAAGGAGGGAGAAACTTCAAAAAACTATTTAACGACTCCGATGTGACCCGACGAAATAAGAACGGGCAAACAAAAAGCGGTTTATATAAGCTTTTTATTCCTATGGAATGGAATTACGAAGGCTTTATTGACAAATACGGTATGCCTGTTTTCGACAGGCCTGATACACCGGCACTTGACCCTAGAGGGGATGAAATACACGAGGGTGTTATTGAACATTGGGAAAATGAAGTGGAAGGATTAAAAGGTGACCCTGACGCTTTAAACGAGTATTACAGACAGTTCCCGAGGTCAGAAAAGCATGCTTTTAGAGATGAGTCTAAACAATCACTGTTTAATCTAACTAAGATATACCAACAGATAGATTATAACGAAGAACTTAGGAATAGTACTACGGTAACACAAGGTAGTTTCCAATGGGAAAATGGTATCCTAGATACTAGAGTTATATTTTCTCCTAATAAAGACGGTAGGTTTAGAATATCTTGGGTGCCAAATCAAGATATCCAAAACAACGTAATAGTTAAAGGTGGTATTAAATTTCCAGGGAATGAACACATGGGAGCTTTTGGTTGTGATAGTTATGACATATCTGGTACTGTTGGTGGCGGTGGCTCTAATGGAGCTCTTGCTGGATTAACTAAGTTTTCGATGGAAGACGCTCCTCCAAACCAATTCTTTTTAGAATATATAGCTAGACCAGCAACTGCTGAAATATTCTTTGAAGATGTGTTAATGGCTTGTGTATTTTATGGTATGCCTATACTAGCAGAGAATAACAAACCTAGATTATTATATCATTTTAAAAATAGAGGATATAGAGGATTTAGTATTAATAGACCAGATAGGATTTATAATAAACTATCTATAACAGAAAGAGAATTAGGTGGAATACCTAACTCAAGTGAGGATATAAAACAAGCACACGCTGCAGCTATAGAAACTTATATAGATGAATTTGTGGGACAAACAGATAGTGGATATGGGGATATGTATTTTCAAAAGACATTAGAAGATTGGGCTAGGTTTAATATTAATAATAGAACAGCACATGATGCGTCTATAAGCTCAGGCTTAGCTATAATGGCTTGCAATAAAAATAAATACCGCCCTAATACACCTGTGGCTGTAAAAACTTATTCTATGGGATTTAAAAAATACAATAACGAGGGTACCAATTCAAAAATAATACAATAAATGAATGTGTCGACAAATATAAATAGCCCTTTTCCTGATCAGGTAGTAAGTGATGCAGAAAAAGCAACTTTGGAATATGGTCTACAAGTTTCTAGAGCTATAGAGCAAGAGTGGTTTAATTACGGAGGCCGTGGCGGTGGTGGTAGTAATAGATATGCTAGCAACTTTAATAGCTTTCATAATTTAAGACTTTATGCTAGAGGAGAACAATCAGTTCAAAAGTATAAAGACGAAATGGCTGTTAATGGTGACTTATCTTATCTTAATATAGATTGGAAACCTGTTGCGGTATTATCTAAGTTCTCTAACATAGTAGCTAACGGTATATCTCAGAAGGAATATGATATTAAAGCATTTGCTCAGGATCCTGAATCGCTAAAGAAAAGAACAAAATATGCTGAGGATATTATGTTCGACATGAACACTATAAAGGCTAGAGAAATTGCTACAAGTGTTATACCGGGAGACTTCAGTAAGTCACAACTATCGGATAATGAACTGCCTGAATCGACTGAAGAGATGGAGCTGCACATTCAACTATCTTATAAACAATCAATTGAAATTGCTGAAGAAGAAGCGATTAATACCATACTAACTGTAAACGAATTTCCATTAGTACAACAACAATATAATCTAGATTTAGTTAATATTGGCATAGGAGCAACAAAAACATCATTTAATACAGCAGAAGGTATAGTCGTTGATTATGTAGATCCTGCTTATATGGTATGGTCTTATACAGAAGATCCAAACTTTGATGATATATATTATGTTGGTGAAGTAAAAGCTATAACCATTCCAGAACTTAAGAAAGAGTTTTCAGATATAGATGATGAAACATTAGAAAGAATACAGAAAATGCCAGGTAATCGCCAATTTGTG